TATAATCTATGACTTTGATATAGGCGGTTCTGTTTCTGCGTTGTTTCTGAAAGACATAACTCGAAATGTGAGATTCAGAAGAGACGTTTTAGCAAATATAACAGTGTACGATGAATATGACATCATTGATAATGAGTCGCCGGAAAAGATCGCAGAAAAGATATATGGAAAGCCAGATTATCATTGGATAATAATGTTGGTAAATGAAAAGTACGATTACATAAACGATTTCCCGTTGTCTCAATATGACTTAGACAAACACATAGATAAAACATACGGCGATTCAAAATATGATATCCACCACTATGAAAATTCAGATGGTTTTATAGTTAACTCAGATCATCTGGGTGCCAGTTCCGTGAGTAATTATGAGTATGAAGAACGGCTGAATGAATCGAAAAGAAGAATCAAAATAGTTCCGCCAAGTATAATTGAACAAATTATAACTGAATTCAAGAAAATTATATGAGTCTTTCACAACAATTATCGAAAGCCGGTGATGTAAGCATTGAGTTGGTTCAGATAACCACGACTCAAGGTTTCTATCAAAATATCACTGGTCAGGTATTGGGATTACAGTTGTTCGAGGATATTTTCTCGCCATTCATGACTGGAACTATAGAAATACAGGATTCTCTTGATTTATTAAATGTGTTTCCATTCAATGGCGAAGAATTTCTAGAACTAAAGCTAGTCACACCAACTCTTGAAAAGGGTAACATTGATGGTAAGTTTTATATCTACAAAATGGCCAACAGAGCTATGATAGGTAATAGAACTTTAATCTATACTTTACATTTTGTTTCAATGGAAGCTATAGTTGACATAAACAAGAAATTAAGTAAAGTATTTTACGGTAAATGTTCTGAGATAGTAAAAAAGATATTATTAGAACCCGAAAACGGATTGGAAGTATCAAAGGAATTATTCATAGAAGAGACAAGTAATTCTACAAAGTATATTTCCAATTTCTGGTCGCCCATAAAGAATATCAATAGTATTTGCGAAACTTCTTTGAATCAAAATGGGTCTGGGTCATATTTATTCTTTGAAAATCGTTACGGATTCAACTTTGTTTCATTGGAAAAGTTATACAACAATTCCATTTATCAGGATTTCACATATGATAATTATGTAAGGGATATACAATCTAGTAATGATTCGAGAACAGTTAAAAATGTTACTGAAGATTATAAACGGGTAAGAAGTATAATCATACCAACTGCTTATGATTACATAGATCGTGCGTCTAATGGTATGTACGGATCAAGATTGTTTACATATGATATATTAACGAAAAAATATAACAATGTAAAATACGATATGCTGGATAATTATGACAGTTTCAACCACCTGAATAAATATCCTCTGGCATCTAACAAATCCGTATATAGATATAATTCATTCATACTGTCTATGTCGAAATATACAGGGAACTTCAGCGGGTTTGGAGATGTGACTAACGCTGGAACTGTACAACAACGAGTATCTTCTTTGGCACAGATAAACGCCAATAAAGTTGAGATCACAGTTCCTGGCAGAATGGATTATACAGTCGGGTTACGAATTAAACTTAAATTAAATAAAGTCGAACCTGTCAATAAAGAAGATACAGATTATCAGGATGAAATGTTTTCTGGTACTTATATTATCGCAGCTATCAACCATTATATTAATAGAAACATTCATGAGTGTACTCTTGAGATAATAAAAGATAGTTTATTGATGGATTTGAATAGGAGTAAATGATGTTCTATTATGGTTGCGTTGAAAACAGAAACGATCCGTTGAAATTAGGTAGATGTCAGGTAAGGATTGTGGGTCTTCATACAGAAGATAAAACTATGTTACCGACGGATGAATTACCTTGGGCTTATCCAATGATGCCTATCAATTCTGCTTCTATATCAGGTCTTGGTTGGTCGCCAACCGGAGTTGTTCAGGGTTCATGGGTTCTTTGTATATTTTTAGATCCAGATAATCAACAACCGATTATGCTCGGGACTATCGGTGGCATTCCACACACTAGAATAACATCATTCATGAACGATTCTCTGAATAGCGTAATCACAGTTGATGAGACTGGGGATTTGGTCAGCGCGAATGGAGACAATGTTACTTCTATCATAGATGAAATCGTACAGCAATCTGAAACTACATCTAGAACAACGCAATATGAAGGGACTAATTTTAAAGTAGATGCTGTTACTACTGTGTCCGGAACTTCTTTTAATGTTATGGATAAAGCAACACAAACGGCGATGGCAACTTCTAAATTTGACGCTTCATTAAACAAATACACTGTGGAGCTGATCAACCCAGAGAACTATAAACAAGAATTGTATTTACCATTCACTGGTGTGGCGCCAATGACGTTTATGACGCTTGAAGAAATGACAAAATATTTTGATAGTAAATTTTAAGGATATACGATGGCTGATGCTGTAGAAAAAACTCCAATCCCAGCGGTTCCTCCGCAGTCTGCTAAAGCAAGTAAGGACGCAGAACGCGGTATCGCGGCTATCATAGCGGCTTGCGAAGCTGGCGGATTGACTTCAAAATATGCTAAGTGCGCTTTGTTGGGTGCTATTGGAGAAGAGAGTAAATGGGTTCCGGTTGAAGAAAGTCACAAATATAGCTATAAAGTTTTATCAACCAAACCCAGAGTTTCTGATGAAGATGCTATCAAATATTCTTATGACAAAGGGCAAGGCGTAACTAAATTAGAATTCTTCGGTTGGTATTATGGAACAAGAAATGGTAAGCCGCCAGCAGTAGGTAATTACTACGGAAGAGGGTTCGTTCAGCTTACATGGAAAGAAAACTACGAAGCACTGGGTAAATTGACTGGCTATGATTTAGCAAATAATCCAGATTTAATGGTAGGGACATCTGCTAGCACTATGGAAGTTTGCGCCAAGGTAGCAGTTGAATTTATTAAGATGAGAATAAAAACATGGAATCAGGATCAATGGAACCCTGGATTTGTTTTTAAAGTTCTACATGCTATCAATCCAGGCGATCCTAAGGGTTCTAAATCGCATGATAATAAAATTTCATATTATGAGTATTTTCTTGGCGCAAAGGCTGTTGATGCTCCAACCGATAAAAATGCTGCCTCATCTTCTGTTAATAAAACTCAAGCAGAAATAGACGCAGCTCCCGCCAGTAAAAGACAAGCATATACAGAAGATCGTTCAGTCAATTTTGATAAGGTTGGATTCACCGATCCAGAAGGTAAGTATCCTCTGCGCGATTATATGAACGAACCAGACACAAATCGTTTGGCACGTGGTATCATAGACGGAACCAATATAAATTTCAAGGATTCTGTAAGAAAGAAAAACATACCAACTGCAAACGGTGGATATTATGATCAACCGGAAGCTGCATACAGTTCAGTGTATCCATACAATAAAGTTATGGAAACAGAATCCGGTCACATTATGGAATTTGATGATAGCCCAGACGGAGAACGGATTAATATATTCCATAGAAAAGGAACATATCAAGAAATAGATCCTAATGGAACGCAGACAAACTACATCGTTGGGGATAATTTCACTATTGTTGAAAGGAACAATAATGTTTATATCATAGGAACATGCAATGTAACTTGTTCTGGTCCAATGAATATTCTATGTCAAGGCGATGCCAACCTAGAGGTTAAAGGTCAAGCGGATTGTACGTTTCATAATGATGTTAATATGGGCGTTGCTCTTGATTTCAATTTGGCGGTTGGCGGCGATTACAATGTCAAAGTCGAAGGAAATCATAACGTTGAAGTTGGTAAAACAACTAACGTAAGATCTATTGGTACGCTATCACTAGAATCAACGGATTCATTGAAATTAAAGACTGGATCCGGTATGGCACTTGAAAGCGGAGATTCTAAAATTGCCGCTGAAATATTAATGAAGTTGTCTAGTAATGTTAAAATAGAGACTAGCGAAAATTACCAGATAAAAGCAAAAAATGTTACCATTGATGCATCTGATGTCGTTACAATCAATGGTGCTACTAAAGTAGATCTGAATCCAAATGGGTTTGTTCCTCTTGATTCGTTGGGAACATCAAAAGTGCCGGTGGACTTCGCGGGTAAACCTAAGAAAGATTACGAAGCAGAAAATGTATTGATAGATACAGTTCTCACACCTGCGGGCGAATATAATCCAAATACATTACCGCAGGATGTTATAACATCGTCGTTGGATAAGACACCTCTGACTATAGATCAATTAATAAAATTTGGTGGTAAATCTCCTGATGTTTATGATTTACAATATAGCGGACCAATCGAAAGTAAAACCAATTTAGCCGCAGCTAAAAGTAACTCATCTAATAGATTAGTAGTACCGCCAGTAGAAGCGGCGTATAACCAACCATTCAATAACTTAGTTCCTCCTGCCAGACATACAGATGGGGTGTACAAATATGAGACTGAAGAAGATTGGAATTCAGTACAGGGTCAAAAGACCAGAAAAACTATGCTTTCTACCAGCGACTACGAACACAATGGTGGAATTCCTGGCGCTCCGGAAGAATCTGCGAAAGCTTCAGGTGGAATTAATACTAAGATCAGTATTCCACAAGAAAAGCTAAACGAGATTAATGGGATGTCTGATTTCCCATCGAGTTATAAACTATCAGAACATTTTACATTGGGTATGTTGGTTCATCAACAAGGGCATTCTTTACAGGATACAGTATTACCGGATGGTCCATATACTAAACAAAAAATCGTGGCAAATCTATGCGCGCTTGCTCAAAATATACTTGAGCCGATATACGCAGAACTTGGAACATGTAAACAACAGGGTTCTGGTAAGTGGCAGATAACTTCTGGATTAAGAAATGAAAAGTCTGGAAGCGATCATAATAAAGGATGCGCGGTTGATATTCAATTGATTTCTAGAAACATTCATG